TCGTCCAGTTATCATATCGTTTAATGGCATCGTCAATCACATGTTTTATGACGCCATCATCTAAAACCGTATTATGCCTCATGCAATAGCTATATCCTACATACACTCCGATTCCACATGAAACTCCGCAAGCAATTACTCCGGCAATTTTCATTTTGTGTTCCTCAATAAATTCCTTTACTTTCTTCATTTTAGTTTCCTCCTGAAATATAATATTTTCTCATTAAACACTATGTAAATATCGCGAATTATCCGAGTTTCGAGAAATCATATCTCGGAGCTACATGATAATCCAATGTAATGCATGGTCGTCCATCGTCAGATATAGCCGATCCATAACTGATTTCAAGCTGTCCATCATCCAGATTCCATCCCAACTCATCGCTTAATGTCGTCGGTGGCAATCCTATTTCATTATAGAAGTCGCCCAGCGATGCGTACATTTCATATACCATAGTCTCATTGATTGTATTTACTGCAGCCCTAATCGTCTGAATATCCGATTCAAAATATCTTCCGGAAATGCCATCATAACAGAGCTGTTTACCAGATCCTGCGATAACCACCTGATTGTTTGATACCGGATGCTCGTCTACATGTTTCTGAGCAACTTTATCCTGAATAAGTTTCGCTTTTTCTTCACCGATAGTTTCAATAACTTCTTTCTTGTAATCGGTCAATGCGGTTTCAGAAAGTTTATAAGCCGTAGCTATTGCGGCATTTCGTTTCGCATGAACTGAATTAGATCCAAGAAGAAAAGCAACAGATGCTGCTCCACTAATCGCTGCTGGAATATAACATTTCCAAGTTGTTTTGAATACATCCACAGGAGTGAGCTTAGTAATTTGACCGCAATCAGGCCCTGTTGATTCTTCGATTAATTTCTCATTTTGTCTACGCTTTTCATTCTCAATCAACTGCATAGCTTTTGGTGTGGCTTTCACTGCTAACACGGTTGAGGTAATAGCACTAGCAATACCAAGTCCAATTAAAATTTCAGGACTAT